CTTCAAAAGGTAAACCATAAAACTTATTATCTTTGAACTCATAGGTATAACTTGATTGCTCACAGAAGGTTACAATCTTATCAAGCAGACCAACATAGATTCTCTTTGTTCTCATATCGAACAAATGAATCTCTCCGTTCCAGTGTCGTCTTCGATATTGAGGCATAAACTTTGCACCTTCTACCTCAAAGGTAAATCGGTCTCTTAGTTCATGTTCAACATGTGGTTCGGTATCAATCTTGAGGTAAACTTCATTTACCTTCTCGATTATCAAATGAGCCATTCATATAGGTTTCACCTATACATATTTATCAGGTGTTTGCAAACCTATGTTCTAAAATAATTCTGTAGAAGTTATCTCTCATTTGAATGAGACCTTCTTGCTCATATGGATCTCCACCAGGCCACCTCTCAATCGCTTGAGATAATCCTGTGTGAATAAGACGAATACCCTCTATGGGTAATTCTATGTGATAGTAACCGTCTGGGTCCATTAGCCTAATCCTGAACTAAACCTCATGAATTCGATTGCGTTCTTGATCTGATATGTTCTGTTCGTTATCTGTTTGAGGATCTCTTCTATGAACCTCAACATTACTTCGTAGTATTCAATCTTTAACGAAACTCCTGAGAGTTTTGTATCTGCATCCAGATACTTTTGCATAGTTTCCTTATCTCTAATCTTCTTAGGAAACGGGTCATTAATGTAAACTTCCGGGTCTGCTTTACCAGAGAAGTACTCATAACGTTCATGTCTAATATTTTTTCTCTGTTGTTCTGCCTTCTTTCGAAGTAACATCAGAGTATTGTATATGTCATAATATTTGGAATGTAGAACAGGTATATTAAGAGACTCAGTATGTAAATTATCTGGATCAATTTTAGAGTCTTCATTCCACATTCCTTGAAGGGTTTCAAGGTCAATCATACTAACAACAGATTACACCTTCTATGTTATATACAGTATACTTGAAATTGACTGTTGCTGTCAAGTATTGAACATCAGTAGATTGTGCATCAAACTGAAGTGTTGATAGTGAGTATGGAAATATATTTTCAAATTTAACTTTAAAATTTGGATTATCAGATGAGTTGTAGATAGCCAGTGTTCCATCAGAATACAGATTCAACTCACTTTCATCTTGATAGTTTGAAGGATACTGTGATGGTGCTTTATCCTTTTGCCAACTGTATATCTCTTGAAGAGATTCTGGAAAACCAAGACCTCTTATCCAGTTTTGTATCTCAAGGTAATTTGTAAGATCCTCATCAACCAAAAATGTAAGTGTGAGATCACCGAAAGTAATCTTATCACCAGCACGAGGAATGTCAGTTAGGTAGTTTGGTTGTATCGCAACACCCAGATCCAAACTAGGCACGTTAACTTGATATCCAAAGAAGGATACTTTAGGTGCCCTGACGACAGAAAACTGAAATCCTGTTGGTGCCAGAAAGTTTCTATTCTCTATTTGTCTATCAAAACTTGCATCTGGGGCTCTTGACTCACTCATTCTTCTACAACAGATGCGCCAGTCCAACCACCATTCTTACCATCAGAGTTTACCATCAGGTTAGTGGGAGATGTTCTTGTTGTCCAGGTTTTTCTATCACTATAGTTATCAGACCAGTGAGCATTACCACCAGATTTTTTAACATAGTAAACAGTTTTTGAATTATCAGCTAGTGATATTTTTTTGATGTGGAATGCCATATTATTCCTTTAAATGGTATCACAAATTTTGTTATTAACTATTTATCAACAACCTTTGATTGAAGATGCTACTGAACCACCAATTGATGAACCCATATCTTGTCCCATCATAACAGCCCAACCTGATGCGAGCCATCCAACATAAGGAATACCAACTAAGAATGGTGTAGCAGCTGTACCTAAACTAGCTCCCACCAGTGCACCGTTTGACTCTCCTCCACCTTCCGCCTTGATGCACTCTTCGGACCTCGCATCGGACTTTCCCGACACATTCACTCCTTCACTAGGAGTTCCAGGAACATATTGATTACTTTTAGTTTTTGTTGTCCTACCACCAATACCAAACAAACCATTAGATGTATCTACATATGAGTCATTATCTAATACTGTAGGATCATGTCCTTTATAATCTACACTATAACTTCCATCAGGTTTCACGGTTACAGTGTATGATGAATAATCTCCAACTGGTGGATAATTAATTTGTGCTGGTTGTATTGGTGTTCTTAAGTTATGTCCGATAATAGCACCAACATTAGCAACTCCAACAAATATGGCTAAACCTACTACAATTTTCTTTCCTAATTGGTTATTCTTCATAGTAGTGATGTAAGTGACCTATTTATAAAACGGCATAAAAAAAGACCCCCGAGATGGGGGTCTGAAAGGACAAGTGGGACATCCAGCCCCACAACATCCACTCATATCACATGAGGTTCTTAACAGCAACACGTCTGTAGTAACGGTTGGAGTTAACACGGAGTCTACCAAGACCCTGACCATCAGCTGCTGAACCTTCGGCGAATGGGTTAGCAACCAGACCATAACGGGTCTTGAAGCCAATTTTAGGCTGGAAGGAGTTCTCTCCAACAGCACGAACCATTTGTAGGGGAACGTAAGGACAATAGAATAGTCCAGCGTCATAAGGGGAAGAACCCTTATATCCAACAACGTAGTACTGGTTACCATTAGCTCCGTTACCGGAAGTCAGGTTAGCCGAATAGGGATCGATGTATACACGGAACTTACCGTTGATCGTACCAGCGAATGTGTTACCGGTGTCATCAACGTTCAAGTTAGCGTTGAGTGCTGGAGTGTAATCCAGGATACCAGCCATCGTAAGTGCGGAAGCAACGTCTGCGGAACACAGAACCATGTTGCCTTTCCCTCTACGAGTTCTTTGTGCGATCGCGTTAGCGTCACGCTCGATTTGGAAAAGAAGTCCTTTGAACTTCTCAACAGACCAACGACCATTAGAGTCGATGTCCAGGTCAAATACACCCTGAGTAGCAACGTTCTGAGCTGCACCCTGTTCTGCTGTCATATAGATGGTACGGATAACCTCACGGTTAATCTCGGCCAAGATTTCAGTAGAAAGGATGTTAGCCAGTTCGGCTTCAGCGTTAAGACCGTGAATAGCCTTAAGGTCTTGAGCCAGTTCCAAACTGTACTCAGCCTTCAGTGCTCTAGACTTAGCGGTAACAGTAACTTTCTCAATCGAGAAAGCCATCTGGTTAAAGGCTTCGTTGCCGGTACCATCAAGGTTCTCAGCGTCGCCTGTAGCCATACCAGGACCAGTGGTGTAGGCAGCTACGTTAGTAGAAGCAGCACCAACGGGGTTAAGAACACCAGGATTGTCTCCTCTCTGTACTCCGGTTCCCAGACCAACAGCCTGGTCTTCCCAACCAGCGTTAAGAGCTCCGTTCTTGTTTTGTCCAGAGAATACGGTGTTAGCTTCATCGAATAGAGCCTCAGCTCCAGCCTGATTCTCATAACGGGATCTCATCGCGAAGATGAGTCCAGTAGGTCCATTCATAGGTTGAACGCCAGCCAGGTCATAAGCGACCAGGTTAGGCATTGCGCGTCTGATCAAAGAGATCAGAACGGGATCGAAACCAGCAACAGGACCAGCTGCGGTTGCGGATCCAGAGAAACCACCAGATGCACCAGCAGCGTTGGCTGCGTTGGTGGGTGATTCCATCAGGTTGATACCCTGACTAAATGCTTGCTCTTCTTTGAGGAACTTTTCTTGGTTCTCAAGCAGGACAGCGGTCACACTTCTACGATGTGAATCCTTAATAGGATCGAGACCCTCATAATCGAGGAGGGGACTCCACTTTTCCTGCAGATGCTCGGATTGGAACATTTGCTTTTACCTTTTGATTTTGTGTTTTGTTTGAATTAATCTAAAATTCACTTTTTGAAAGCGTTCAGAGTTCTGAGATAGGCTTCCATACTAGATGCTACAGGAGCATCAGTCGTATCTACACCCTCAGAAAGTGTCTGTGGGGCTTCCGATTTTGCAGTTGGGGCCTTGGAGAAGTACGACTCCTTCAGGGTTTCCAACTTTTCACGATATTCTTCTTCACTTTCAAACTCAACACTTTCAGCAAGTGAGGCGAGCTTTTCTTTCTGAGTGACTGCAAGTCCTTCAGAAACTTGATCAAGAATATTATCGGATACTGATTCAGACAAACGCTGATTCAGACCAATGTTCTTGTCAATTTGCTCATTGAGCTTGGTTTCCATATCATCAAGTTTTTCTACCATACTCTCAAGTACATCATATTTGTCTTCAGGGATTGTTACATAATGTTCTTCAAAGAGTCCCTTCATTCCAGAAAGGAAGGACTCGGTCATTTCGGTCTTGAGACCATGTTCGATAGCCAATTCGTTCTCGGTCATCCACTCTTCAGCGACGTACTCAAGATACGAATCAACTCTATCGGTAAGGGCTTCTTTCAGGCCCTCTCTAGCTTCTTCCAGTTTGATTTCATACTGGGCTTCGAGTGCCTCATGGATTTCAGAAACTTTAGAGTTGAGAGCTGATTCGAAGACCATCTTGGCCTTCTCTCTAAACTCTTCAGACAAATCTTCACCACCAAGGAGAGCGTTAACATCTTCTTCGATGTCAATCTCTTCTTCGACAGTAGCTTCTGTTGCGACGGGCTCCTCTTCCAGAACTTCTTCAGAGGAAACTTCTTCCTCTTCTTTCATTCCCTTCATAGGATCAGCGGCCTTGGCTCCTTTATTAACTACATCACGAACCTGTTTAATGGTTCCACCTGGAGTCTTCAGCCTTGCTGATTCGTCATCAGATTTATAGTTTTCAGGGGTAGGTCCACCGAGGTCTTCTACAGCTGGTTGTCCAGCTACAGCTCCAGGGGCCAGTTTCTGAATGGGATCACCGGCCTTGGCGTTCGCATTCACAGCAGTTTTGGATTGCTCCAT